TACGCTGGTAATCGAGGAGTTTATTCTGGATAGAGCGCTCATAGTCTGCCAGTTGCTTTTCTGCATCCAGTACTTCTTTGAGTGCTTCTTTATACCAACTCGTCGCTTTGATCTTTTCCTTGTATGCTGCAATCTGCTGCGCTTTTTCTTCTTCTGTCAGACGCTGCGCCGTCATGACGGCCTTCGCCCGAAATTCTACCTCTGCATCAAGATTCGCACGCTTGATTTTGGCAAGTTCCGTCTGATAGGTCTGTTCGCTGATCCTGCCGCGGATGTGCTCGTTCTCAAGATCTGTTTCGCGCTCGTGAAGAGATTCTGCGAATGCATCCTTTTCTAATGCATAGAGGCCTATCTTGTAGTCCATCGCCTCCTGTTCAGATTTTTCAACATTTTCCAGATACCTTTTGTACAGCGCTTCTTTCTCAGCCGCGCTGTATTCAGCGAGCTGCATCTGCTGTTCATAGAGCTTCTTTGCCTGCTCATAGGCGCTGTCGCCCTTTTCTGCAATTCCGGCATCTCCGCCGCCTCCACCGCCTCCACCGTCTCTGGCGTCTGCATCCACTTCAAAATCAGGCATCTCTTCATTGATGCTAAAGTCGGTCGTATCATCGCCAAAGCCCATCGCACTTTTCAGCCCGCCCCAGAGTGATGTCCCTGCAGCTTTGACAAAATCCAGTGCACCTTCCGGATCGGTGACTGCACCATAGATGGTTTGCCCTATTCCTTGGTAGGTGTCCATATAACCGATGCCAATGGTTTTTACCCCCTCTAGCATCCCCTTTGCATGATCAATCACGGCGTCAAAATCACCAGTCAAAGCAGAGGCGATCGTTTTGGCAAGGCTCATGAATACTTCGCCGATGCCGCTCATGATTTCACCGATGCCCTTGGCAAAGTTATTCAAACCGTAAATAATGCCATCGCATGTGCCAGCCGTGGCCTCTTCGATGTTCGTGAATCCACTCGCCCAAACAGCGGCAAGTGCCAAAACGACAGCAATGCCAGCAGTCGCCGTCGCATAAAGGCTCAACAAAGCCACACGCCCAACGGCGATGACGCCCCGCATACCGACGAGCGATGCACAATACGATGCAATCGCCCGCACACCACCGACCTGATAGGCAAGTGACACGGCGACTATCGTGCTGCGCATCGCCGCCAGTCCTGCGCGTGCCGCTGCCATTGCAGCGGTCATTTTACCGTGAATCGCCGTGAAAAGTTGCCCGGTGACAATGTACTTCACGAGTTTGAGCGTACCATCGGCAAGTCCAACGACAAAGCCTTTGAGAGCAAGCGTACAAGTGACAATCGCATTCGGCATAGCCGTCATCATGACTCCAACACGAGCAAACGGTCCGCCAAAAGCCGTAACTGCTGCCGCCGTTGCTCCCCATCCAAGCGTTAATGCCGCAAGCGCGGCCACAAGACTCGTCGCTGTGATAATCGTGCTGCGTGTTGCTGGATCAATGCGGTTAAAGGCTTGTAAAAGAGCAGTAATAGCCTTGGAAAATGCGGTTAGAACTGGCAGGACGCTGTTGCCAATCTGTATCTGCAGCGATTTGAGTGTCGCGTCCCACTGTCTTTGCGCCGCCACATACGATTTAAGTGCGGAAACATTGTCGAATACGAGACCAAGGCTCTTGGCGTTCTGCCCCATCTTTTCCAAACCTGCACTGCCTTGATTCAGCAAGGGAATCATCGCGCGGCCTTCGCGCCCGAAAAGGCTCATGGCAAGAGCGCTCTTTTGCATTCCATCAGGCATTGATGCAAACCGATCGGCGACTTCGGCAACAATTTTCTCCGTCGGCATCAGTTTGCCATTAGCATCATGCACTTCGATACTGAAGCGATTAAATACATTGCCTGCACTATCCGTATTCTTTTCCAAACTATTGATGGAGCGAGAGAGAAAACCAATATTCTGCGTGAGCGTCGCTGTATCCATGCCAACCTGCGACGCCGCAAACGCGAGTTCCGATGAGGCGGCGATGCTCATACCACTGGTTCGCGCAAGTCCAGCCAGTGCCTTTTCGTACTCGATAGCGGCCTTCGTCGCACCACCGAACATGCCGACGATTGCGAGCGATGCACCGCCAAGCATATTCTTCATAGTCGTGACCGAAGCCGCGATACCATTCATCGCATTCGATACCGAGGAGCGCAAATTTCCCATTGCACTCCTCGAACTGTTCTGCATCCGGGCGAAGGATTCGCCGACATGGCTTGTCATACTCGCCGTACTCTGCTTCATTTGTCCGAGTTTGTCGGTGAGCGTTTTCTGCACGGTGTCCATACTGGCCACAAAATTCTCTGGCGATGCCGTAATCTTTACATCAATCTGATTGTCCGCCGCCATACCGCTCACCTCCTCGGCTCTGCCCTGTCAAAATCCCGCCCCAGCGCCATGACCGCCATGGGCTGCTCCGGCACATCATAATAACTTTCATCATAATAGCATTCCGCATTCGGACTGGATGCAGCTCCCGCCGCATCGTCCTCCCCTGCCAATTTCATGCCAAGGTATTCACAAATCGCCGCCAGGCACACATGTGCAGGCGGCGATTTCTTCCACGCCTTTTTCAAAGCTTGATAACGTTTGAATGTCATATTGTGCCGGATGTAGTCGATTGTCCATCCCGTTGCGCAAGCGATTTCCGCATAAATTGCCGCAAAATCTATGCTTTCGCAGCGGGCAGCGCTTCCCCCGGCTTGCCTGGCGCCCCCTGCTCAAAGCCGCTTTCGCCGAGCACTGATTGAAAAAGAGGCACCGCCGTGCGAATGTCAATCATTTCTTTGAACTCATCCAGCGAGATATCCGGATAATTGCGGCTGAACGCAAGGTACAAAAGTTTGGACAAACGGCCAATCACCTTGAGTGCATCAGCGTCGGGCGTCTTCTGAAGTTCCTCGATCTCCGCAGCATTCGCCTCAAGTTGTGCGAGACTCAATCCCGGCAGGATGTACGTCTTTCCGCGAATAACGATCTCCATTCCCTCGTAATATGCCTGATTTTCCATGTGCCTCTCCCTCCTTTATTCCAACATGCTAAGGTCGCCGACACGGTTTGCATCATCCGCCATCGCCGCAAAGTCAAACTCCGGAATGGAGAAATCTTCAAGCTTCGTCGAAATGAGCGAAAGCTTCGAGCTTGTGCAGGCATTGAGGATGAGCGTCGTCTGCTTGCCGGAAAAGCGCCCGTTGAAGATCGCCTTGAAGGTCGGCGCTTCGCCCATGAGCTGATTGTTGATGGTGATCCGGCTGCCGTTCTTCTTATCCTGATAGAGATACGAAATGTATACGATTTTCTCTTTCATGGCGGCGTTGAACGTATATTTCCCCGTCTTTTCGTCCACCGCATACTCATTCTCGCCCGGCGTATCCTTCACGCGTTCCAGCGTTTTTCCTGCGTAGTTTACAACGCCAAGGTTTTCCAAAAATGCAGCATTCGATTCCAGCGTAGGTGTAACGGTAAACGCCGTTTTGTCCACCGTATGTTCCTTGTTAAATATGGCAAGGTTCTGCCCTGGCTGCACTGCCTCGTTGAAATAGAGGTCGTTGTAGGTGTTCATGTTGATTTTCGCAAATTTTGCCTTGCCCGTGATTTTCTGTTGTCCGCGTGCAGCCGCCTCAGAAAATTGATACTGTCCGAACAGTTCCTTCGTCGAGCCGCTGAACTCAATGCTGACTTCCTGCAGCGTACCAAGCACACGCGGCGTCGGGATCTCGATCTTCGGGATCGCAACCATCATGCCCGCCCCAAAATTGTATTGTGCCATAGTATCTTCCTCCTTCTAATCCTCCACCAGTATCGCCAGCGGAATAATGGCGACTGACTGAGTGCCAAGGACACCCGCATCGGTTTCAATCTGTCCTTCGATGCGGCAGTCAAGCACAAGCCCGTCGAGCGTCTGCATTGTCTCGCCGAGTTCCCGACGAGGACGCATCGCAGCGGCAATCTTGTCGACAATGTGGTTCATCCGCTCCGCTGTTACGGCATCCGCATCACCTTCCGACGACGTATAGACATAAACATCAACCTTAAGCGTCCAAACCGCACGCATACGGTCAAGCTGCTCACCGCTCTGTACAAAGTACACGGCAGGCTGCTCTGTTGTCGGCACGTCTGTCCAATGCTTGAGACTGCGGCTCCATGTATGCACATCGTCGCCGACATGATCCTTGAGCCATGCAAACATGCCGCCATAGATCTTTTCTCGATTCATCTCAACACCTCGTTCACGGCTGCCGTCAGCTCCGTCATGATCTCGCTTCTCTGATCTTCTAGAGCCGATCGCAAAAAGGATCTTGCCGGATAGTTGACTTGCCTTGTATGCGCACTCACCGTGACCTTTTTAGGCGTCTTCAAAGCTCTTCCAAAAGCCCTTTTCTGCGTGCGCAAATGTTCGCGCACCGTTTGCGTGCCGGTAAAACCGTATTCATGTACGGCCGCGTATTCGACATTGGTTCCAACGCGCCCGACGATTGCACCGCCTTCGCGCGTGACTTCTTGATGAATGCTGCCGCGCAAGTTATTCGTCCGAAAGCGCAGGACTTGTCCCGAGAGCTTATGCCGCACAACATGTGCCTGCAGCTTCACCGTGATTCTGCCCATGCTCTCTATGATCTTTCCGTCGATGGCGTTGCCGGCGCGAGCAAACTTCTCTCGCACCGTCTCGCCGCCGACGATTTGTGCCTTGATGCTCATGGCGTTACCCTCTTATATCGTGTAACGACAGCGCGCCCAAACTCACTCAAGTCTTTCTGTGAGTATGTGACCGTTTGCCCACCGAGGTCTTTGGAAACTTCGCCGAGCCTGCTTTTCTCCTTGTATCGTATGGCGGCAAGTTCGAGGCACGCGAAACGGATATCGTCCGGGACCCCCAACAGCCCTTTCGTGTAGTTATAATCATGTTCCAATCCCTCACGTCGATTCATTTCCCCGAGTAGGTACGCAGACGCTGCCTGGATGAGCAGCGTCAAAAAAGCATCATCCGCATCCCGCGTGATGGCAAGATATGATTTCAACTCATCGAGAGTTACGAGCTCATGCCTCGCCATCGCCGGTCTCCTGCTTTTCCTCCAGTGCAGGCTTCGGCTCCTTTTCCTCGTCCTTGTCCTGCTTTTGCTTGCCCTTCGTTCCCTTGCTCTTTCCGTCATCTTCCTTCTTCACTGGCACACGAGCACGAGCCTCATCTTCGCTCGCCGCTTCCATACCGTACTTTTCTCCCTCGGACAAGCTCAGAGGGACTTCAATGAATCCCTCTTCTGCAGCATAGTTTCTGCCTTCAAGCGAGATTTCAACAATCCCGTTCGCTCGAAACAGCATTCATCAGCCCCCCTTATGCATTCTGGATATTCGTGATCACGCCAAAAGCAAACGGCGCATAGAGCGCAAGCGCCTCCGTTGCATAGACACCGTACTCGTACTTGCGCGTTTTACGAGGCCATTCCGTCTGGAAGTAATCCTGCTGGCAGCGCACCTCGGCGATATTGGCCACATTGCTGACCGGGTACGGCATTGCCGTCGAACGGAACAGGATGCTGCCGGGCGGCATGTTGGGATGGAGCACGATGCGTGCCAAAGTGCCTCCGCTCATCGTGTACTTGTTAAGGTACGAGCCGACAGCCGTTCCGGCCGAAAGCGTCGCGACATTGCTCGGGTTCGCGTCAAAATTGAAGCGAATAAGATTGCTGCCGCCGTTTTCGAGCACCTTCTGCGTGATGCTCTGCAGCTCTTGTGCGCTGACATAAATCTCATCGGGCGAGGCGTTGTAATTTTCCCAGAACCAGCGGAACGCCTCATCGATCTCCACGATGCCGGCCGCCTTATCCGCCGTCAGCCCTGTTGCCGCAGGAAGCGCTTTGAAATACCCGCCATGCTTGAGCACTTGTGTCAGATAGCCATCAATGACGAGTTCGTTCACCGACCAGTCTTCTGCCGGCAGTGCGCTCGCCTGCTGTGTGCCCGTTGCTGCTGCTGTGATGGTGACGCTGCCCGCCGTCGTGATTGCACCGAGCTTTTCCGCATTTTCCGCGCCCCAGAACCAGGCATAGGCAAATGCGCCCTGCATCGGAGCGACCGTCGCCAAGATGCTGTTCGCTGCCCCTGCTCCGGTCGTGACCGAAACTGCATCCGACTTTTGCGCCGCACCGCCGCCATAAACGTCCTTCGAGCCATCGGCATTCTCACGCGTGACTTTGGCACGGATGCCACCGCTGAGGCTCGCCGCATGGTAGCCATCAAAACTGAGCGCAACACAAACGACGGAAATCTTCGTCGACGCCGCAAGCGTGCCGCCAGTCGTCTTTGCCACCAAAGTCGGCGTTTTCGTCTTGCCAATCTTCATCGAGCAGTTACCGCCGAGCAGCACCTTTTCTTCGCCAATGATTACGGCTTCTAACAAATTCTTCGTGCAGACGGTGCGCAGATCGTCAAACCCCTGCCCTTGCAGCACAGCTTCATCCGTTACAAAGTTTTCCAATCCGAGCGTCTTGTAGAGTGCAAAGGCGTCCTTTGCCTCGATCGCCATGACGCCGCTTCTCTGTCCTTCACTGACGCCCATCGAGAGGCTGTCCACATTCACTCCCGTGATGGCCTTCCAGTGCGTCGAATCACCGCCGCCGCCTTTGACGCGCGGCGTGGAGTTGCGCAGCGGCGACAGCACCGGGTACATGAGACGCGCTGCTGGCTGCAGATCGTAATTGAGCAGCCCGTTCCCTGTCGTGATGCCTGCCGCTTTCTTGAGCGGGGCTGCGAGCGATTCCTGCAAAGCCGTCTGCAGTTGCTGCCGAGTTTCCTGCGTCACTTGATACATATTCATATTCTGTCCTCCGTTTCTTAATACGCCCACGAACGCTGTCCGCTATGCTGTTCCTTGATGCGGGCAAGCGCGTCGTCTGTCGGCGCATTGTTCGCATCCGTCTTCCTGAGCTTCAGACCGTCCGTCTTGAGTACGACACGCGGCGCAGCGGCAGCCTTTTCCATCTTCTCCACCTTGTCACGCAGCAATTTCGCCTCGCTCGCCTTTTCGGCAAGGCTTGTTTCCAGCTTTTTGACCTGCTCCGTCATCGGTTTAATGGCTTCTTCGACAGCAGCCTGCACGAGTTTTGCGACATCTTCTTCAGAGCGCTTTTCCTCGGGCTTTTCCTCTGCGTCACCTGCAGCATCCTTTTCCGTCTCTGTCTCCTCCTTCGCTTCTTCATCGGGTGCAGCTTCTGCCGCATCCGTGCATTCTGCAATGATTGCCGCGAGGTTTGCGACGCCTTCTTTGAGTTTTTCGGGCACGTTCTCGTCATCCGCCAGCCCTGCGTTGACGTCGCTGATCAATGCACCGAACTCGGCCAAATTCATCTTCTTGACTTCATTTTCCATCGTATTCCTTCCCTTTACTTTCATTTTTCTGATGCTTCCATCTGCTTTCACAACTTCGATAATGCTTGCCGACGGCACGCAAGGACGGTCGGCAAGAGACAGTTCCTGCGGCTGCAGCGTGTAGCGCACGGCATCACCGTCCTGCCAGCACCTAAGAGCGCGCCCACCAAAGCTCAGTCCCGTATAGACACCCGCCAGCACCTTTTTCCATTCACCGTCGTCCACGACCTTGATGCAGACATTGACCGTCTTCTTCTCATCATCAAAGTCGATGGGACGGACAATCAGCCCGGCGGAAACATCCCCGTGCATTGCACGGACGTTGCCGTGGTTCTGTCCGCCGCTTTTTGCCGCCTGCTCCTTTGACCAGGCTTCGATGTACGGTTTCGACGTTGCATAGTCAAAGATTTCACCCGCGCGATCGACTTCTTCCGCTGCGGCGATTCCGTACAGGAGTCGCTTTTCCTCCTCGATTTTTCGGATTGGTATATAAAGACCCAATATGCCACCTCCCAGGGATTCGTTTTAAGCGCCTTTTATGCTCAACCTATATAAACCCTTACATAAATTTTTGTAAACGTTTTTAAAGGGTGTTTGAAGGAAATTAAAGGGTATCTGGTGTTTCATCTCTCGTCATATCTTCTTCAAGCGCCGGCAAAAGTGTGCAAACACAGTTCGGATGATACGGCGGTGCGTCGTCGCCGGAGGGGAACGGTTCGTCGAGCGGTATGATGCCTGCAGCACCATTCATCTCGCAGACGGGGCACGTTTCTCCTGTGCAAAAGGATTGCTTGCCCTTGACGATGCCAGAATTCTTCCAACCGATTAGGTTGCCGTTCTGGTGTGCGAATTGCAGCTCCGTGCGGCTGATCATGTCGGCGCGGTACTTCCAAAACTGCTCATCGTCGCGTATAGCCGCACTCAGCTTCTGCGGGCTCCATCCCTCGTCAATGGCTTTTCCCACCGTACCGCGCAAAATCTCACGCGTCGATTCTGTGATTGCCCAGCGCGGATTGGGATTGTCGATGAACTTCTCGCCATCCCATCGCTTGCCAACAAGTTCGGCAGCACGTTCCCTTGCCCACTCCTGCGCGTCGCGATCCACCATGCGCGTGATATCTTCCGACGACACCTTGAGATCCCGCAGGCTGTTATAAGCTCCCTCCCTGACGATTTCTTCCAAGCATTCCGCAGCGTCATCAAAGAGCATCGCCCAGTCGTCAAATCCGAGTTCATTCAATGTCATCTCGATGAGCTTCTTCCTCGTTTTTGCGTCAAGCTTTTCAACGCTGCTCTGCGCCTGCGCATAAGCGGTTTCAATCTGTTTGAGGAGCTTCGGTCGCACTTTCCTGAACATCCGCAGGATAGCCGCCTCGAATCTGCTCTGTACCGCTTCCATCGCATCCCGCTTCTTCGGTGCATCTGTCTTTTGCATGGCTGCCGATTCGAGCTGAGAAGGAAACTGTGGCGGTGCCAGTGCTGCAAACTCTGCTGTTTGCTCTTCCGTGAGCGGATCATAGCCCAAGCGGCTACGCACCTCACTCGGTGTGAGCACATGCAAGCTCACATAGATCTGATCCATCTGCGCCTGTTTGAGTGGTTCGACTTCTTCTTTCGTCGCCCAGACAAATTCAACGCCCTCGATGCTGAAGTAATCATGCAACAACACATCCATGATTTCCTTCAGATAATTCATAAAAGCACGCTGTCCTTCACTTTGGCTTGCCGCCTGCGTCGTTTCCGCCGTTGCGCGGTTCGTCTCCTTGACGAGTGCCGTCGGCGGCAGATCGAGCGCATACGAGATGATGCGTGCCAACCACTCGTCAAACTCGTCCTTCATCGGAGATTCTTTCGGGAAAATCGGTGTCACACCCGCAGGAATGAAGCGTGCCTTACGGCGGTATTCTGGATGCTGTTCAAAAATCAAATCCCAAAACTTTTGAAATTCTTGAATCTGATCGATGCTCCAATCTGGCGGACACGAGAGGAATGCTTCTGGAATAGTTCCTTGTGTGTAATAGTCCAGCTGATATGTCTGCCGTCGAATCGCCAGATTCACCGTCATGATAACCTGCTCCACTTTGCTCATCCCGTAAAGCCGATGCGAGCGCACGTTGCGCGGGAAATACAGCAATTCATCCGTCGTGAGATCGACAGCGGGCATACCATCAAGGATTTGCTGATAGGCAGGCAATGGCGGTACAGGCGTGCGTCCCTCGTCCGTGATATTGACCTTGATGGTCGCGCCGTCTACGAGTTCCAGCGCGTGGATATTGCCTGCAATATTGCGCCGAATGTAGATTGCCGGTGCATCGATGACAAGCACATCCTCTACAAGTGAGCGCATCCATCGCGAAAAGCTGTGGATGCCGTCCGGCCGCAGGAACTTCTTATAAAGCTCACGTGCCCGCTCCCTTGCTACAGGATCCGTTTTGTCAACGGCGGCGATATTCCATTCCATCGCCTCAATCTGATCCTTGCGCTTTTCGATGGCGAGGCGGAGAAGATCGTAGTTATCGGCGAAATAGCGGAGTTGTTCAAACGTGACCTCGGCATCCGCACGCGGCATCGTTCGGATATTGCTTCCTACGTCGAAATCCATCCGTACTGGAGGCGTCCCTTTTTTCAGGGCAGCTTTCTGAGGCTCACCCGCACTCAAAAAGGCTTGAATAAAGCCTTGAACACCGCTCAAAAACTGCTTAGAAAAGCTCATGCTCCGCCTCCTTTCAGTATGTTTTTCACGGCTCCGATAACGACATTTTCCGCCGCCCTTTCGCGGTAATAGTCGAGGAGGCCAAAACGAGCGCTCGTGATCATCGCCAAAGCGCCGCTCACAGCATCCACCATATCGTCGTGCTTGCCGGCTGGGAAGATTTGCGCCTCATCTAAGAAGTCCTTGTTCCAGTCGCCGAGCACGAGTTTCACGTTGCCGGCTTCCGCAGCGGACGAGAGCGGCATGGAACGCTCCACCTTGTTGCTCGTTTTCTTGTCTCCATAGAAGGTATATCCCTTGAGGATATCGCGTCGGTAATGGTCGATGGTGTTGACGCCGGACGATCCCGGCTCCTGCTCCATATAGATCTTCACTCTTCTCCCATCTGTCGCAGCAGTCTGTGCGATAAGCCGCTCCACGCCAAGCGGCGAACTCTGTACATGACGGATGTCTACAATATAGTAAATGCCGTTTTGCTCTGCGATCCGTGCGCCCGCTGTCCAGTCGGGATCCTTTCCGGCACGCTTTTCCGTCGCGGCCAGGTCCCAGTAACGGACGCTTCTGGCATCGCGCGGATAGTCGCGCACGATCTCAAACCACTCGCGGCGGAACATCCGCATCGCATCCGGCGGCTGCGGGTTCTGCTGGTAGAGCGCATACCAATCGCGGCTACTGACGGCCTTTTTCTTCTTTTCCAGCCAATCTTTGCCGTATCGCTCCGGCCAAAGCGGCTCACCGGGACTGCGTCCGAGCGGATCCGCTTCTTCCGCTTCGCATGGCAGGTTGATGATTTCCCATGTCTCGCCGCTTTCTGCTGCCTCCTTGAGGATGCGGGCGGCAAGATCGTCTTCGTGCCAGCGTGTCATGATGAGGATGATGCGTCCACCGGGCGCGAGACGTGTCAAAAGCGTCGCGCTGTACTCATCCCAAACGGCTTCGCGAATCGTTTCCGATTCCGCTTCCTTGCGGTTTTTCACCACATCGTCGATAAGCAGCAGGTCGGCACCCTCGCCTGTGATGCCGCCGCCAAGACCGACCGAGATCATGCCGCCTGCATGTCCCTCGATATCCCAGTTCGTCTTGCTGCTGTTCGAACGGTCAAGCCGGATGCCGAAGAGGGCTTCACCGAAGTCCGCGATCTTCTTGCGGTTCCGGTTGCCGAACTTCTGCGCAAAATTCGCGCTGTAACTGACCTCGATCACGCGCCGATCGGGATTTCTTCCAAGGAACCATGAGGGGAACGTTTCCGTCGTCGACTGCGACTTGCCGTGACGCGGCGGCATGAAGATCATCAAGCGATCAATCTCGCCGCGCTCAACAGCTTCGAGCTTTTCGCAGACGAGATGCAAATGGCGGCACGGTTTCCAGCGTCCATAATGCACATATTCGCAGTACGCTTCAAAATCTTCGCGGTATTTGGCCAGCTCCGGGCTATGCGTTTTCTTTCCGACAAGCTCCTTGATTACGGACACAGCCCAGCCTCCTTCAAGATTATCCTTTGCTTTCCTTCGCTTCTGTCGCTACAGCATCAACGATGGTGACGAGCCGTTCCAACACTTCGGGATTCTTCTCAAGCTCCACCTGCAAGCTTTCTTTGATGCGCTCCACTGCAACATCGAGGAGTTTCCCTGCATCGATCTTGAGCTTTTCCCGCTGCACAGCCGAGCGCTCCAAAAGAGCCAACGCCTTGAGGATTTCCCCGCTCTTCGCATCGTCCAAGTTTTCCACCGTGACGAGACGCTCCATGATAAGCTGCAAGGCGAGCTGTGTTGCCGCCTCCGTCATTTCAAGTGCGGGGCCGTCCTTTCCCTCATTCACGATCGTGCGCGCCTGCTCTTTCACGATGCGCAGCCGTTCGAGCTTAGAAAGAAAGTCCTTGCCATATCGCCCAACGCTGCTCTTCGAGATATCATGACCTTGAGCGCGCAAATAACCGGCGATACTCTCGTATGTCTCACCTGCCACAAGGCGCTCGTTGATGGCCTGCACGAGCGCGTCCGGCAAGATGGTCGTGATCTTCGAATGCTTCCTTCTAGCCATCGAGATCAACCCCCACATCCGGCGGGATGTTTCCCTCGATAAGATCGATTCCTTTCGGCAGGAGTTTTGCCAGCTTGCGCGATACGCCTATACACTCCACTTCATTCAAGACGATATAGCCTTTCTCTCGGAGGTAGATGAGATGCGTTTCGACAGCGGCGGGCGTCGTCGAGTATTGCGCGTCCAGCAGGATATCCGCGATCAGTCGATCGCCGGTCTGCTGCGGATAGTTGAGTTTCAAAATCTTCAAGATACGCCCGCGAATCTCGCGCGACGTGTGCCCTTCAAGCGTCGTCATACTTACGTCTCACCTCCCGTGAGCTTTGCGATATTTTTGCTGATCGAGCCGACTTCCGTCGACATGCGGTCAATCTTTGTGTCAAGCGCCGATATGCTGCGCAGAAAATCATCACGCAAAACATAGCGCAGCGGCAATGAGCTTTGCAGAGATTCGATTTCCCTATGCACCTCCGCGATCTGCTTACGATTCTCCTTAATTTCCAAATGAACCGTGCTTTGAATTTGGCGCGATTGGTACAGGATGATACCAAACATGGTCGATCCGATGCCGAGGAATATAGAAGTCCAGTTGATATCCATCAAAAGCCCCTCCGATATCCTATACCCCAGAATTTGGTCGGGTTCAACGGATTCAGCAGAGCGTCAAAGCCGTTGCTTTTATTCTCATAGCCAATGCCGAGGACTGGTCCTGCCGTTGTTCCGTAAAGGCCGAGCGAGAAATGCTTTTCCTGCTCCTTTGCCTTGCTTTTCGCCGCTTCTTCGATAACCGACGTCAGATCAATCGTCGCCTTTGTCGACACTTCGCTTTTTAGCTTACCGCGCTCGAATTTTGTCTTTTCGCCTGCAATGCCCGGCATCTCGTATTCTTTGCCGTTGTATTTCATCGTTACTGTCGGCGGCTGCACCGTCATTTCCACGTCAGTCTTTTCGAGTTCTTTGGATATGGGCGGATCGCTGACAGTAGCCGCAATCGGCTCCTTCGTCACATATTCTTTGGGCACATACGCCACCGATGCCTCTGTCTTTGCTTCCGTCGGCACAGTCACTGTCATCCGCTGCTCCTTTGACAAACAGGACTTATACCATGCCGCTTCTGCCTTAACATCTTCCAGTTCCTTTTCCATCGGCGCTGCATAAAAATGCCAGCAAAGCCAAAATCCCGCCAAGCCTGACAACAAGGCGACAAGCAGCCCTTTCCACAAGGGGCACAGAATAGCCCAAACTTTCTGCAGCAAAACTTTTCCCATTATCCTTCACCATCCTCCAACATGGCCAACGCTTCGGCACATTCATTCTCAAAACGTCGATAAAGACCATCGCGGCATGAAGCGGTCGTCCATTCCTCCGTCCTGCACACCTTGAGATAAATTGCATTGATAAGGTCGTAGTCAAACTGCGCATCGTCAACATACGTCAAGTTCGGCCAGCCGCTGTGATCATCTCTCTCACTGTTATACATACGATGCGCCGCTGCCTGGAACATCTCGACGATCTGCCCCGAACCGTACTGCACGGCACGGCTCCAAATGACATCCTGCATGGCAGGCGTATGCTTGTCCGCATCAAATCCGACCTCGCGCAGCGCATCAACTGCTGGGAAATAATAGGCATAGCAAATGTAGTCGTGCTGCATGGCAGTAAACCCGTCATTGTCCTCGGCCGCAATCTCGCTCCATGCCGCATCAAAGCCGTCTGATGCGATCTCATAGCAGTTCAAGATATTGCCATAGCTTTGATACGTCGGATTTCCCGACAGATGAATCGCCCATTTCAAGAAACTCTGCACGCTGCCGACACGACTTGCCAGTTGATACTTCCCATAACTCTTGCCGCCGGGATCTCGAATCCCCGACGATATGCTGCCGGCATCGCTGTTCGATTCATACTTTGCACTCAAATCTCCGAGCATGTTCTTCCCTCCTAAAATTTGTTGTTGATATACTTGTCTACAACCTTGCCGCCTGTTGCAAGCGTCGTCGTAGTCGTCGCAAACACAGAATAATACGGCCAGTCCTGCTCCGTAAAAAGAATCCAGAGCGTCACGAACACAAAGAGCAGAAAAAGGCCGAGTGTCATCGTTGCCAAAAGCGACGGCCGCTCATCCGGTCCATACACCAAATCTCGCAAAAATTGCAAGATCCCGTCGAACAATTTTTTCAACTGGTTCATTATGCTGCCTCCCTATACATCTATATAAAAAATCGGGCTAGATCGACATCTAACCCGATTTTATCGCTTTTCTTTTGTTTTCTATATCTGCACGGTTCAAGGATTCTCTGCGGGAAAGAGGTTAAGCTGGCTCTTTCTTGCACGGTCTTCCATGACGATATCGTAGACGGCACGCTCGGAAAGAGCGAATCGCTTCGCCAGTTCCCGATGGTTATTTCCCGTGAACCGTTTGCGAACCAGCCGCTTCTTTGCTGCCATGGTAACGCTATCAATCTTCGGAACATAAAGGGATGTTCCGCCGAAGATTCGGCACAGTTCGAGCACGTTGGACAGCCCGATCTCTGCAGCTAATGTCTGTAAGACTTCCGGCAAGTCCGTGCAGTCCATTGCAGCCAACAAATCCCGGATGCCATCTTCCGATATCGCATTCATTGCTCTGTCGCTCCTTCCTGACGCTTGAGCATCGCTTTTAAGCACTCAACGATCTTATTTGCCTCGCTGCGCGTCTGCGCCCACGGCTTCTTGATAACACGGCGACAAAGCCCTTGCTGTCTTTCTGCCATATCCATGCCGAGTGATGCAAAAAGTTCCTTGATTTTCCGCATCTGCGCCGCACTTATGACACCTGACGCATTACGACGACGTTTGAGATACGCTGGTGCTTTGAATCCCATGCGCACTAGGTAATCCATGAGGCGTGAAAAACCGCCTTGCGTGATGTTCTTCGCCGATTCCGCACCGCCATAAAGCGAGAGGATCGAACGATATGCGCCATCGTCAAGCCCCAATTCCTTCTTCGCCACATGCAGGAGTGCAATTTGTTTCGGGCTAATCGGCGCTTCCCTCTTTCCCATCTTCCATCGCTCCTTTCCTCGGAGTCAGCGTCAAGCTCAACGTCTCTTCCAAATATACCGACCGCTTGAGCGCTGCACGATCAAGCAAGTCAAGGTCGAAAAACCGCTCGACAAGCTCAAGATTCTTCGCATCGTGGATGGCATCCAGTTCCTCCTCCATCTCACCCCTTACACCGACGGATTCGAGCAGCGCCCTGTCCTTGACATAATCACCTTTGAGTTTTTTCCGCACGAGCTTGCGTGTCTTTTCGTCATCCAGTCCCATACCAATGAGCAGGGCATCGATATCATGCGCGGCATAGTCATGCTTGACGAGTGAAGTCAACGCCTCGCGAAAGCGTGCGTCGACTTCATACTTCACGCTCGTCTTCCTCTGAATCTTGTCCTCAACGAGCACCGCATCCGCGATGGCTTCGGCAAGCATCGCGTAGTTGTCAATCTCAAATTTCGTCTTGTATGACATCTCCGCCGTGCCATGGTCGGCATCATAACGCACATAGCGCAGGTTCTTGTTTTCCATCTCATGGAGCGCCGTCGCCTGCAGTTTCGCCTTGATTTCGTCGAGCGCTTTCTTTCTGGCACGAATCTCCTCATCAAGCGCAACGGCTTTTTCAACAAGCCCGGCCACTTCATGCGGCTGCACGATCATCAGCTCAACCATTCCCATCAGCCTCCTTCTTCATCCTCTCAATACACGTCTTGCAAACGAAACGACCGTCATGCAGGATGAGCTCCCGATCGCTCTTGCAAAACAGGCAATATCCCCGCGAGCGTGACAGGATGATATCTCCCTTGTTCGTATAGCTGATGTCCACGGCCTCGCCGGCTTCGATGCCCAAATCCCTGCGCATATGGGCAGGGATCGTGACGCTTCCCGCACGGCTCACTTTCTTTTGATTCAGCATGATGTCTTATCCTCCATCTTTTCATCAAACGTTTTGCACCGTAGCATTGTTATTGCCATCACTGCTCTCCTCCCTCCACTTTTCTTCCATTTTTGCCGTATAAGAGCGCGCCTGAACGTAACGGAGCAATTCGCGCATCTTCTTCAGCGGCGATCGTTTTTTCTTCATTTGCTCCCAGCGTTCCACTGCATCTTCCTGTTCGCCCAAAACACAAACGGCCTTTTGCGCCTGCAGTCCAAATTTCATACGCTCTCGCTCGGATAGGATAAGCATAAACTTTTTCCGGCAAACGTTGCCGCAGAATATATACACCTTCCCGAATTTCCCTTGTTGGGCGTAAAGCCGCACGGCACGCTCCAAAGCCTCTTCTTCTCTGCAAAGCACCATCTCAGCACGCCTCCGGCGATATGATGACCTGACGCGCCTTGATGATGTCGTCCATGCAGATGGCACGTTTCGCGCTGTTGGCAATCGTCCAGGCAAAGAGGAACAATTTCGTCATCACGCGCAGGGCGCCCGTTCCGAGCGCCACGCGATGCAGCTCCTTAATGCAGTCTTTGTCCATCTGCATGCCGTGCTGCAGCACGATGGCCTTTACATCCTCAAGCGGCACATCGGCATCGAGTGCAATGCGCACGGCACGGCTGAAGAACTGCCCGGTGAGCGTCTTGTTCTGCTCCGTGATGACGTCCATGATTGCCGGATTGCCGACAAGAATTAGCGGCACGCCTGTGATGTCGTGGATGCGGCGCAGCGTTTCCAGTGCCGAGATGCGCAGGAAATGCGCCTCGTCGATGATGATGGCGCGGTTCGATCCTTTGAGAATCGCGATGATGGATTTCTCCAACGCCTTGTTGCGCCCCGTCTGCTTCTTGTTCACCGCTTCCAAAATCTCTTCCATCACATCGCGTCCGTTGTGGATGTTCGGCGAGGCCGTAAAGAAGATGCTGTTCGTATGCGTCGCCGCCCATTTGTTGACCGTCACCGTCTTGCCGATGCCCGGCGCACCGTAGATGCAAATGATGTCGTTTCGGTCGTTCGCATACTGCAGACCGAACCAAATCTTCTGCATGACGGCCGTTTCCACGATATCCGGCTCCTTGACCGTCATTACGGCATCTGTCCGGCTCTCCTCCGTCTCCAATACGGCGAGCACCTTCTGCGCGACGTCCTCGACGCGCCCTTTGTACTTGCCCTTGAGGAAACTCGACAGAAGTCCGCCGGAAATGCCCGCCATCTTCGCAAATCTTTCGCGGCTGATGTCCTTATGCTCTTCCAGATAGTTTTCTACGCGCGCGATCGCCTCTGCAACTTGCCTGCTGTTCTCCGCTGCCTGCATCAAAAACTCCTCCTTTTCTCGATCTTTGTCCTCGCCATAAGCTCAAACGGATTGACATGCTCCGTGCCGGTCGCCTGCATGGCTCGGACGGCTTCCTTGCTCTCCTTCGGCAGAGCGACCATTTCAACCACCTTCGACGGCTGCACATCCGATGCGCTGCCGTAGAGCTTGTACAGCTCCGTGATCTCTGTCGGCGTGAGCGGTTTGCCGTTTTTCGCCGCCTGATAGCTCGGATGCGCCGTAACGGCCTTGCGCTCGACTGCCTTTCTCTCCTGTTCTTTCGCAATCTCTTCCGCACTTGCGGAGATGGCAGGCATCGCCGCAATGCGCTTTGCCTCGCCGAGATAGCGATCGCTTGTATCGTAGAGCCAGATTCTTTCCGGCTCTTCCTCGCGGTAACGGATATAGACCATCTTGCCTTTCCAAAGTGCCATATCCGGATGATAGTATTCTTCCTTCTTCCAGCGGATGCCGTTCCTGCCGATGCGCAGCGGATTCGACGAGCGCATGAAGAAGAGCTGCATTACTTCGGGATCGGCCGTCCGTACCGGCAGGCGCGTCCGCATATACGTCTGATCCGGGCATTCACCCTCGCGTCCTTTGCCTTGGGACGGCAGCTTATTGAACACCGTCCGGATCCAGTCGCCGAAGATGTTGCGGAACTCTGCAAGTCCGATGCCGTATTTCTTCGGGTTCTTCAGCCGTTCCTCAAGCACATCCGGGCGTTCATCCTGATTGCGCCCGCAGTAGGTTGGAAAGAATTTGGAGAAGCGTTCAACGACTTCCTTAAAAGCTCTTTCAATGACCTTTGCACGCGCATTTTCGACGATAGCCCAATGCGTTTCGATGCCGAGACGCTCCATGAGCGATCGCGCCATCTTGCCTTCCTCGATGAGAGCTTCCCTGTCCGCCGCCGTCAACGGTTTGCCGCGATGGCCGCGCCCGGCGAACTTCGCCGAGCAATAATCCCGGCCGTTGTCGATGTAGATATGGCGCGGCAGCCCGATCGCCGGATCGAGCGCCGCATTGGCAAACGCCTGGATGATCTCGTCGGTGCAAGGTGAGAGATTCACCGTCCAGCCGACGAACTTCCGGCTTCGCATATCCAGCCAAGCCGTCATCCACGGACGTACCCACTTCGGTTTCTCTGTCGTCCCTGCATTGATAAAGAGGTCAAGCACATGATGATCGCCGACGAACACCTCGCCGGCGCGGATGCTTTCCGGATCGCGGCGCGTAAACGTCTGGATGTCGTCCATGTACTTCTTGCTGCCGAAGCGGCGCAAGGTGCGTACCGCTTCGGGAATGTCCTCGCGTGCCATACGGGCGACCGTTGCAAGGGACGGGATTGCCCATCCCTCGACCGCTGCTTTTCTTTCCAGCAGCAGGTAGCAGTCCCCGATGCTCGGGCGCGCTTCCTGCAAATATTGCGTCTGGAAAAAATCCCAGGCCGCCGCGTCGATGCCGCGCTGCCCCTTTCGCTTGCCGTAGTCCGTCAGCAGCCCCGAAAGCCCCGCCTCGCGATACTTCTTTCGCCAACTGTAGAGCGTTGACTGCGACAGCGGCGCCTCCGGATGCTCCTCGTTCCATGCGGCAAGAAATGCTTTCGTCAGCTCCGTCCGCTTGCCGGGTACGGCGATGAACGCTTCGTATTCCTTGAGGATTCGGTAGCGTTCGTTCGCCGTCTCACGAGCTGCAGCGGCGGCGCTGTCATAAGCGGACGCCGTTACGCGCTCCGGCTCCTCGATGATGTTCTGCTGCTTCATATAGACGGACTGAACGTCTTCCGGCAGTGCGGTGAGATTGATCATCGTACATCTTCCGCTTTTCCCTCCGCGCGTGCCATCAAGGTATGATAATTCGCCATACTTTCCGGTCATCGCATTCTTCCGTACGGCACGTTCGCTGATACCGAGGAGTTTTGCAGTTTCTCGTGTCGTCAGCAGATACGCTTTTTCCTGCATTCCTCCCCACCCCGCTTCTCCTGTGCGACGGTCACCACCTCGACGGCGATGCCGTTCACGACAGCCTTGACCTTGATGATGCCGTTGATGCGTGTCATCAAGTAGATTCTGTTATTCTTCACGGTTTTCACCCCGCAGTTTCTTCAATTCCCGCGCCAACGCCTGATGCTTGCGGCGCGCGGCCTTTTCCACCGTCTGCAATCGCCCAATCTCCAAATAATAGGCGTCCTCCGACTTGATCATGCGGCAGCCGGCAGCCGCCACCAAGATTTCC